TCGTACCAAGCTACTGCTTTAGTATTCAATTCGTACACTAGTACTGGGTACGCATTCTCGTTGATTGTGTCAAAAGTAATGTCTTTTTCAAAAGTTTGAGTCATCAGGTCCTCGTCATAATCAAACAACTCGCCATCAAACTCAACATTAAATTTGTTAGTGTTCACAAACTCATCAATATCATAAGACATAACAGGCCCTTTCAAGTGATTAAGAGTCTATTATATGCCCAAACTGATTTATTGTCAACTTCTATCTAGTTCCCAATTGGTAACATTAAAGTATTCAAAATCATCAAGTTTACGTCTTACATAACTACCCTTGATTTTTAATGACTTCTCATTGTCATACATGTAGTCCCATAGATGTTGAAGTTGGTTCTTATCTTCTATTGTGACAACTACACCTGCATCTAAATTTGAATCTTTAAACCAATATTCAGTTTTTTTGCTTCTCTTAGAAATTCTATATGTCTTACTGATAGGGGTTAACTCACATGATAGTTTTAAAACTTTAGGCTTACCCTCTTTGTCTAGTTTCTCAAATCCTTGATTTGTATTCAGTTGAGTTTTGATTAGATCCATCTCAGTGTCGTATTCATAGAACTTGGGCAACCAATATGCAATACCAATCATTGATTCTTTGAATGTTTTGCCATCACTGTGCACCAGCTTATTCATGTCTTCACGGAATGGTGATAGCTTACTGGTGCCCTTCAATTTCCACATCATTATTTTTTTGCTGTAGTAATCTTTTACCTTGAGTGCATATTCACGGTCAGGTTGAGTAACTCGTTCAAACAATTCATGGTCGGTTAATTTATGATAAATTTTATGCTCAGTTGATATTCTATGTGCAGTTGTACTTAATGCAACAATATCTTCAGTTGTTTCAACTACCTCATACTTTTTAATATTAGGTGAGGATACAATATTCATTGGATCTAACCAATTTTGACCTGTTACAACGTTGCTACTAAAACCAAAATTACTGTTGCCATTAAGTGTGATGTTAGTACCGACTGAGGTTAAATTGGGTGCTGATCTCAAACCCATCATTGCTTGCATTTGTGTTGCTGTTAATTGTGGCATAGATATTGATGTTGTCATTTTATATTCGTGATTTTAATGTTGTATGATAGCAAAAACCTCGTACTGTTGTCAATACGAGGTTTGCCGATTATAGAGAAATATCTTCCATTCCCGCTGCCCTGAGCCGAACTACGTGCCCTAACATAAAGTTTTTACTCTCTAAGCCCTTCATAACACCTAACCATTTGTTTCGCAATAATGCGACTTCATTGATTAGTGTTTCATAGTCAATTACTTCTTGTTCACCCTCAGCATATTTTTCAGCATCACGACTGGTTAATGCACGATTGTATGCCTCAAGATACTTTTGGAAATGCTTTCTACGAATCTTCCTAAGCTGGATGTTTAAATGATTTAGCACTGCTTCAACTTCTTGTAATTGGTTGAAGCGATGTTCAGTGACGCCAGGTAGTGAAGAAATATTCTTCTCTAAATTTCCATAGATTTTTACATCATTTTTTGCACTAAGCAATTCATTGTTGTAATAGTCTACTAAATCTGGCAATACTGAAATATCTGCACTAACTCTTGCTAGCCAATTTGACATTTAACCCCAATCTTCATCTTCGTTATCGTCATCGTCTTCATATTCTTCTTCTTGAAAGTGTTGTTCAGCATAACCCTTCAATGCTCTAGTAATATCTTTATCACTAAATTCATTTTTGATATCATCAACTTCATAGTTGTTGTCCATCAAATAATTTACCAAAGCATCTGCTGCTTCTGCACGGTCATTAAAGTCAATATGCTCACGCAATACATCCCAAACTTCCGTAATAGTACTTAAACTCATTCTGTAGTGTCTCCTTCTGAGGTATCAACACTACTTATGCTTTGTTTTGCCATTCTTGCTGGATATTCTAACATGACTGTATCTAAACAACCGTCAGTATTTGCTTCCCATGCTTTACGAAACTTCTTAATGATTTCACCATCAAGTGTAGTGTAGACAAGACTGTTACCTTCTTTTTTAAGTAACTCAGCTTTTTCAATCATATCTACCATACCACTATATGGACTCATGCCTGTGTCGTATGGAATCTTTACTTGCACACCCTCAAAAGGTTTTGCATAACGAGTTTTCATAATCTTACATGCACTACGAATACCACGAACATCAGTAACCTTGTTACCATCTTCGTCTTCTTTTAGTTTGAGTTTTTTCATAGCAACAACAATACTACTTGCATAGATAAAGCCTTGACCACCACTGATTTTATCATCAGGGTCAAACATATCTTGACTTGCGTATGTGTGATTAGTTGCGACTAAGCCAATGCCTAAACTACCAAACATGTTAACAGTATTGCGAACAAGAGAAGTAAGTGCTTTGGGTTTACGACCCATATCACCCTTCATGTCACCTGCTTCAAACTGATTAACGTCTGTGGGAGTCAATAGCATACCAAGACTGTCAACAATAAACAATACCTTTGGTCTATCTTCTTCTGCTAATGCTCTATAATCAGTAACAAATTTACTGATTGTCTTGGCCACATCATCAATCATAGCCATATTCAATTTTAATAATTTTGATTCGTCAGTATCAACACCGAGGTTATGCAGCCATTGCTCATCTAATGCGTTCTCGCTATCAATTAGAACAACGAAAATACCTTGTTCTTGAGCGTGACGCACCAAGTTGCCAGAGCAGATATAGCTCTTACCTGATCCACTTTCGCCAGCGAATACAGTAACTTTACCAAGGGGTACACCTTTATTAAAGTCACCACTAATAAGATAGTTAAGAGCGTAATTTCCTGTACTGACCCAATCAGTAGGGTCGTTAAATCCAATGCTTAATCCTTCAATGCTTTTTGTAATGTCCTTGCGGAACTTACTTATGTCAAATGGTTTTCCCAATTTTCTCTCCAATTAATTGTTTGTCTAATAGTTGAGGGTGTTCATTCGCCATTGTGTCAATTTCATAGTCTGACGGGAAATGGCGTAATGCACCCCTCGCACGGTCGCGAACTATACTAGGGACCCTAGGTGTTTTGCCAGGGTCACACAGTTCTTCCAATAGTTTTTTACCTTGCTTTAGGGCGCGGTATCTTTCGTCAGGTAGTGTCATGTGTACTCCTTAGAAGGGGCCGAAGCCCCTATTTCTATTAGGCAGTTTTACCTTGACGAGCACGAATCATTGCTAGAATGTCGTTTGCTTTGTCACTACTTGGAGCTGCATTTGGTACTTGAACAGGTTGAGTTGCTGCTTGTGGTTCATCTTCCCATGGTGTTGATGTTTCTGCTACGGGTTGAGTTGCGGGTGCAGCCACGGTCGGTGCTGCTGATGTTGTGTCCGCTGTTGAACCTGCAGGAGCTTCAAGACCATATGGTTTGTAGTAATTGCCCCAACGTGCTAAGTCATATGGTTGACCTTCTACTGAAGCCTCAAACATTTCCTTGATGATACGCAATTCTGCATCTGTTGGTTGTTTTGGTAAGAATGATTTCAAATCAAACAAACCGTGTGCTTCAATTGCTGCCAATTCTGCATCAGTTAATGCAGATTCACGGCGTGCCCAGTTACTGGTTGAGTAATCTGCATAACCACCTTTACTTGTTTTCTTGATGTTGAAGTCAAGACCATGTTGGTAGTCAGTTGGCAATTCCATGATTTCAGGATCCATCAAACCTGCTTTGATAACAGGAATGATTTGTGGGCTAACGATGAATCGGCGAATCGGGTTCGCTGGAGTTGTATCGTTACCTAGTGGGTTTTGACGAACAAAACCTTGGAAGATGTATGTACGTTTCTTCCAATATTTGTTTGCCATTTCTTTCAAACTTTCGTCCTTGTACCATGGGCGAACTTCTGCCAAGATTGGGCAGCTATTTGGTACATACATATCGTTACATGGAACTTGTACGACCAATTGTTTGAAGTTGCTGTCACCTTTAACTCCGTTGAATGGGAGTTTAATCATTGCTTTTTCTACCCAGAAGTATGTGTTACTTGTGTCGCCATCAGGTAGGAAACGTACGGTAGCTGTTGTACCTTCGTCAATGTTCCAATGGGGGTATACTGAGTTGTCAGACTGAGTGTTAGAACCTTTGTTCTGACCTTTGTTTTCTTGCGCTGCTAAACGAGCGCGGATTTCTGCTAATGATGCCATGATTTTTTTCCTTAATAAATTGAGATGGTCTCTGTTTAATATTCGATACTACCTATTAGTATCTAACGTAGAAGATAGTATAGCAAAACTATTCATCAACGTCAAGTGTATTTATCCCTCTTTAGGGTAAACACATTTTTTAGTTAGGTTTTTTCAATAATCGGACAATACGTTTAATTTGTGATTCAACTTTTTCTTCTTCATGTTTAGTATGATTAATTTTTTTGGTTTGCGTTGTATCACCGTTGTCCACACGTTGTTCTTTTTCTGTAACTACTGAATCAGGCCAGTCACCCAATTCTTTCATTGGATCACCGATACCACGATGTGACTTAAAATAGCTACCTTCAATAACACTATCAGCCCAAGACTCTAATAGGTTAAGTTGTTTCATAGACCAGAAAGTTTCTTTAAGTTTTTGATTGAATGGTCTACGCTTTCAGCGCCAACTAGTCTACCTCGTAAACCTTTTTCGCTTTTCTCCGGTGCACCTAATATAGGACCTGTGCTAAACTTTTCAGCGGGGCCAACTTGTCCTGCTGCTTTTTGTTGTTTGTTTAATCCTTTGTGACCAGTTGGTACAGGAGTTATCTCACCTTCACTAACATCTTTTTGTTTAGTACCAATAGCATGTAGTCGTCTAGCCAAATCTTTAATATCAACAGGTTTACGTTTTTCTTGTTCTTTTGCTTTTTTACCCACACGACTTACCATATCTTGGTATTTGTCGCCATAGTCAACCTCATCTTGATCGGTCGTGACTTCATTAACCCAATCTTCTAATGCAACTACCTCTGCCATTGGGGATTCAGTTAGATTCTTATTCAATTTAGATAAGATTGGCATTACACTTTCAATGCGCGGATCAAGTGAACTACTCATAAACATTTCACTCAAGTCACCTGATACTTCATCTTCCATTAATGGAGGAGTCCAAGATTCAAAGTAATTGTTGTAGCCTTTTTTGCCACGCATCTTGCTCAATGATTCACGCAAACTAACATAATGATTTAAACCACTTTCAACTAGTTTTTGTGCAGACTCATTAAATTGCTTACCGCGAGTTGCACGAACAAATCCTGCCATCTTACTGTATTCTTCACACAATCCCTTGATGTGGTTCCAACGTTCATCATGTGGTAGTCCACCTTCAGCAATATGACGAGCATACACTTGTGCAATACCTGGTTTAGTAGTTGGTGCTAATATTCTTTCACCAACTGCATTTTCAATAAAGATACGTTCAACGTTACGATAACGTTGTTCACCTTCTTCAATGTTTCTACTGTGCTTAATAATAATCTTTGTTTCCGGGATTACATCATTATAACTTTGTTTCTTACCCATACTATGATAGCCTTCACGTAGACCCTCACGTTTGTTATAATCTCTTTTAGCCATATCGTATTTTAAATCGTCAATATCTTTACTATTAGGTCTTAGATTGTTACCAATAGCAAAACGCTTTAGATGGTTGAGTAAATGCGACCATGACAAGTCATCCTCATCACCTGCACTTGGGCTGTTCGCTACATCGTCACCAAAGTAAATGTTCATTTTGTTTGAACCATCAATACCGATAGTTACAGGACCATAATCCTTACCATCTTTCTTAAATTCAAACTGAACTAGTTCAGCTTCTTGTGGTACTGGAGCACTTTTACCAGAACTGTCAAACATTTCTGGGCTATATCCACGTGTCTTTAATAGACCACGTAGTTCTTCTTTGATGGAATCTTGGTTCTTTGGCATAGTTTAAATCTCAATAGTGTATTTATGCAAATACAGCAAAGAAGGGTAGCGGTGTAATAATTTCATCATGGTCACGCATTTGTTCTTCCAAATCATAATGATAGTCACTAAGTTGCTGCAACATACGTACAACTAACAGTGCAGCC